ACCAAATCAGTGGCACAGGTTTTAAAGGAATCAGGGGTTATGATTCCAAGCGAGAATGAAATGAGGTCTTTCTACAAACGGAATATGGATTATTCCGATGAAATGACCAACCAGGCAATGACTACCCATTCAAACGCTCTTGACTGCGGTCAGAGCGTTACACCTGAAGTCTACGATATCTATACAAAGATGGTAGACAAATTAACAAAAGCCACCCTGGAGGAAACTTGAACTTAAAACTCCATTCTCAGTTCCCGTTTATATCTTTCATTAAAGAAAGCAAGCTGCAGGACAAAAAGGATCCTAACTTTACAACCAAGAAGGTATCGGGAAAGCTCATCCAGAAGAACCTGTCCTACAACGCATCTGACGATGAAAATCTGTTCAACGTATCTGAATACGATTTGAACAACTGCGCCATGGTATATGATGCGGATACATATGTCCGCCGGGCCGTGGATCGTATGGTTGATCTGATGCTTAAGAACGGTTGGGAATGGATAGGAGATAACCCTCGGGCAGTGGCTTATATCAAAGAACGCTATGATCAAATAGCTCAAGTTACTGATATTGCTCACGATGAACTTGTAGAAAGCGCTGCTACCAATATAGTGCTTTATTCCAACACATTTATGCACAAGGCCCGAAATGACAGGGCCAGCGGAGGCCACCGCTATAAAACCATCTTTGGATTCGAAAGAATCCCTATTGCCGGTCTGTATGTCTTGGATAGTCCAAATATCACCATCGCCAAGAAGAAAAATGGAACTCCACTTAAGTACAAGTTGTCTATTGAAAGTGACATCGTGTATTACATGCCGCGGGACATACAGCACTTTGCATTTGCCCGCAAACCAGGGCTGAGCTTTGGAACACCGTTGCTGGTCCCGGCAATCGGCGATGTAGAAGCACTACGCAAGATGGAAGAGAATGTGGAAATCCTTGTTTTCCACCATTCCATTCCGCTGTTCGAATATATTATAGGTGATGAAGAAAACCCACCTGAGGACTGGGAAATTGACAATGCTATTCAGGATATAGAGAATAAACCGGTCCACGGTATCTTTGTTCATGGTGGCCGGAACAAACTGGATGTCATCGGTGCCGAAGGAAGCGCAATCGATGTAATGCCTTACCTGAATCACTTCAGCCGGCGTATTTTTGCCGCCTTTGCACAATCGTCCACTTCTTTTGGGGAAGGCGGGAGTACTTCAAGGAACGTAGCCCAGGTCCAGGAAATCCAGCTGCAGGATGCAGTAAAACGCCTCCAGAAGTGTCTGAAACGCGGATTTGACGCTATTACACGCGAACTTCTTGCAGAAGGCGGGTATTCCTACGATAAATACGACGAATTCAACAAAGTTGAGATGTTTATCCCTGAAATAGACATTAGTGCCCAAACACTCAAGGAAAACCATGAGGTGGATAAATTCCTTAAGAATGCTACTACCCATAGTGAGCTGAGAAAACAAATCGGCCGGGATCCGATGACACCGGACGAAATCAAGCAAACCAGGTACTTCATGTTCCCAACCAAAGCAGATGTGGGCGCATACGATGAAAGCACGGGTGAAAACGGAGATAAATCCATTACAACCAAAGTAAGGCCACAGAATCAGTTCGGCAAGCTCGGGGTAAAGCCAGCAATACCGCTCAGAACAGCCCTGGATGACCTAGGAATCAATATTCTTACTGATTCCATAGCAAACATCTATGTAGGAACATATGATGACGTCAGCAGCCTTATAAGCGATATGAAGGCACGCCATACGGGTCACTTTGGAGACAGAAGCAAACATGATTTGGAGCAAATAATGGAGCTTTCCCGCGGTATGATGGAAGATTATATGAAAAAATATTCATCTTCAGCATATCGTATTGGGCTACAGAGCATTCCTGGGGTTATTTCTGATGATAAATCTATTGATTCTTATAACTCCATGAATATCAATATGTTACTGGATGACCTAAGTGACATGATAATAGAAAACGAGGACGATATATTTAAAGAAAAGAGCCTTATGTTGGATCACATTTTCGACTCTATGCGCTTTAAAATAAAATACTTGTCAAGAATGGGCATGGCAAAAGCGTATAATTTAGGTGTAGTGAGATATATACTTAGTACAGGAGAGGATGTGGTCAGCATCAACCACATCAGTCACACAGGAGATACGGTGGAACTTAAGATAAATGATAACATGACCTTAGACCAGATTCCTCCTTTTGACTCCGATCACATGTGTGAACTGACGGAAAGAAACGGGAATAGGAGGAAAGATGCCTAAGGAAATGATTTTTCATGATGTTATGAGTCTTACCCCGCTGTCTTCGAAGGAGAAGAAACGCTTTGAATTCAAAGACAGTGCCAATGTCACGCCTCTCATTGTCAAACTGGAAGCAACTCACTCCGGATATGTCAACGGAAATTTGTGTATGTACACCCCGGGTGGCATGAGAGCCAGTGCAAAAACCTGGACCGAGGATTACAATAAGCCTGTTCTGAAGAACCACGATGACAGCAAAGATAATATCGGCCGGGTAATAAACGCAGAATATGTCCAGACATCTGTGGATGAAAAAACACCATCTATGGATCCGCTTGGTCATATATTGCTGTACGCCAGGATCGTGGATCCGGATGCCATTCAGAAAATCATGGATGACAGATATGAAACTGTATCTGTCTCTTTCGGTGCACGAGATGTTAAATGCTCTATCTGTGGCGAAAATGTGAAAAGTGATAATCTGTGTGAGCACGAACGTGGGCAGAAATACGAAGATAAGTTATGCTATTGGATAGTTAACGACTTCAGTTACAAAGAAGTTTCATTTGTTAACAAACCAGCCGACAAATATGCCAAGAAATTAGGGTGGGATCGCGAAAATGTGCAGTTCGGGGACTCACACATCGAACCGATCTATTCTGATTCCTTTGATAAGGAGGATGGTATGATTAAGTTTGCTGACGAGGCAACCGGACTCAATGATGCCGACTACGAAATCGCGGAATTTATCTGGGATGGAATGGTCAAAGATGAGGACGGTTTATTCGACAAGAAGTATACGTCGGAGCAGCGGAAGAACATGAAGGCATCCGCTTTCTGTGGAAAGAAAGACCGCTCGTTCCCTGTTACTGATTGTACCCACGTGACAGCAGCTTTACGTCTCCTGAAGCGATATAAGGGTCCAAGCCCAAAAAGCTCAATCCTGTCTTGCATCAGGTCGAAAGCCAAGTCGCTGGGATGTAAAACCTCCTCGGCAAAAGATGGTGAACAATCCGGACTGGACGATGCTGTATTCGCTCTGGTTGCAGGAGATGGGGAAGACAAGATCCGGATGTATCCTATGGATACGAAGGAAAATGTAATGGATTCCCTTGATTCTCTCGGATTGGATATCGTCAATAGTGCTGAGGATAAGAAACTAGCTCATACCTCTCTCTCTACAAAAGCCAAGGAATTCGGCATTAAAGTTGAACAGTGGGATTCAGAGACCGAAACCGAGATCAAATGGAAAGTTATCGAACTCGGCGATGCGGAACTCGAGGACGTGCTTGCCCTACCTGCTGTGAAGACTCATATTGACGAACTTCTGAAGGACTATGTGAAGAAGGGGGAATATGACAACCTGAAAGCTCAGGTTGGAGAAGAAGGCGGGGTTAAGACAGCGCTAGATGCTCTTGACCAAAAGATCAAAACCCTCAACGACGAGAAAGTTGGACTGGAATCCCAGATCAACACTCGTAAGGACGAGGCGAAGCAAGCTGCTAAGGAACGGACTGACCTTATGAAGGACATCCACCGGTTAAAAGCCGAGAAGGCTGTTATTCTCCGGATGGCTCTGTCCAAAGAGGACATGAAGGAACTGCAGACCAAGGAAGACTTTGAGAAGAAAGTGAATGATTTCGCCGAACTCGAGAAGTCTGTCCTGGATAAAAATCTGGAGGACCTGGAGGCCACTGTTATGAATATCAATAAGCCCAAAGAGCAGATTGATGAAGAACATCGGCGCAAAGATGAATCTAATGCAGGTATCTATCATCAGGAAGAGGACGAGGAAACTGATGAAAGGACCAAAAAGGTCAACCAGATGATTCGAAACAGAGTACGGTCTAAGAACGATGAATAAAATAAGGAGGACTTTCAATGGCCAAACTCAATTTTAACACTACTATGCTGCGTCGGCAGCCCATCCGCGCCAATCTGTCTCGGTACAATCAGTCCGATATTCCTCAGGGCGTGTTCGAGCTCAGTGATGGTGAGCGTCCGTGGGTTGCTCTGTATCCATACCGTTACCTCCCGGTGATGCGGCAGGATACTTCCATTGAGGATTACATTGTAATCAACAAGGGCAAGATCGTGTCGTTGCTGACAAATATGAATAGCACTATGGCTACATCAGGTGCTATTACGAACATCAGCTCAACGGGATCAGGATATGTGTACAACGATGCAACCGCCACCAGCACCAGCCTACAGCTGGTAGCCGATGACGGGGAATACTTTGGTTACGATGACAGCGTGTTCGGCCTGCTTGTACCGGCCAACCAAGGAAACGTGACCAACCTGACTTACAGTACGCTGGACAATAGCTCTAATGCATCAACGTACAAGTCGGACGGGACAATTGCTTCGAGCGGAGATGTGCTGACCCTGCCCGCCAACTACCCTGTTGGTGTGATCATGGGTGATGTATATCAGGACATTCGGGGCAAATATCTCAACTACCAGATGTGGGGCACTGACGGGATCCTGTGCGATTATTACGTAGAGATCCCTTATTACGATCATAACGGAACAAGCACTCAGACGTTCGGAACATCTCCGAGCACCAGCGTGTACGATGCCGTGTGGCGTAACCATGCCTTCATGTACTGCAACAGTTCTTCCAGCGCCACAACTCCTTTTGCCGGAATGCTAGTACAGCCGGATCAGTGGGGTGAATACGCCCTGACTTCGACCGACAGCATCCAGGTGATGGGACGGGTAATCGGAACCGACAGCCGCTATCCGAAACACTTCATGGAGCTGGTTGATACTTATCCCGGCAGTCAGACAGCTGGAACCGACACAGGTGGCCTGCCGGCTCACCTGTGGAAATTCGTCTACGATGCGCGGAACGCAGCCAGCGCAAGCGTGACCATAAACAACGTGGTTGCTGCAGTACAGAATGGTACCTTCGGTATTGTTCGCATCCAACTGAATATATAAGCGAGGAGGAACTTCAATGAAGAAACTCTATTCAGAAGAAGACCTGGGCATCCTGAATCAGATCTACGACTGCCTGACCAACGACGGCGTTGTGGAGTACGAGGACAACAAGGGAAATCCCGCTGTCGGCGAGATGACTTTCAATGACCTCGTAACCAACAAAGACCTGACTCGGTTCATCCCAGATACGGTCACTTACGTGATCCGTGAAGCTCTGGAACCCGCTCTCCTCGTGGTGCCGAATTGCTTCACACCTATCCGGATGGACTTCGGACAGCGCGTGGAGATCGGATCTATGGGTGCCGTGGAACCACGTAAAATTCCTGTGGGCGTAGAATACCCGCAGGTCATGTGGAACTATGGTGCGGGTGACATGGTCGCCCTCACCATCGAGAAGTATGGTTGCCAGATCATGGTGCCTGATGAGGTCATCGACCTCAATCTGTTCGACGTATTCGGACTGTTCCTGCGGGCTGTTGGCCGCGGATTAGGCCGGATGCAGGAGCAGCAGGGCGTCCAGATGCTGGATGCCATGGGCACTATTCTTTTCGATAATGCTGTGCCTACCGGATCCCAGTACGGTGTCTGCACCGGCCGGGACCGGACCGGATCGCAGAACGGGTCTATGACGGCCAATGATGTCTTTGACATGTATGCCTGGCTCGTAATGCGAGGATTCACCCCTGATACACTGATCATGAACCCGCTGGCATGGCGGATGTTCATGACTGATACGGAAATGCGCGAGGTTGTGCTGAAAGGCATGACACTGGCTTCCCGGCGTATGCCTGCCGGTGCCGCTGCTGCTGGCTGGGGAACTAGCCACAACAAACGCGGTATCGTGACTTCGGCTACCGGTACTGCCACCGCTGCTGCCGCCGGCCAAGGACCGCCTTCCACTACGGGTAAGACCGGTGCCAATCCGTGGGTGAGCACGCTTAACCCGCTGGGCGCTACTTTCAATATCGAGCCCAGCTACCTGCCTTCCCCTCTGAAGGTTCTGGTAACTCCTTATAACCGCTATACCCCTGGTTCTCAGGTAGGCGAAGCCGGACGTTCCGACATCGTTATGCTGGACAGTGAGAACTGCGGTATCCTGGCCACCAATGGCCGGGGCGTGGAAACCATGGAGTTCAAGAAACCTGAACAGGACATCCAGGCCATTAAGGTCCGGCAGTTCTGGGGTATGCAGGCGCTTGAACAGGGCAAGAGCGTCGGCGTTGCCAAAGACATCGTCATCGCCCGGAATTACGATTTCACTAACGTGAATTATGTAACCCTGACAGGTCTGGACCACACCACTGCTATTAGCAACTCCGGTGTGAGTGTAGACTAATCCAATGGGCGAGGGGTAGCCTTACGGCTACCCCAAGCCCTTTTTTTCTAATAGGAGGAGAACATGGACGAAGTAAGACCGGACCGGGAGACTCCGGCTGAGGAACCCGAACCTCAGACTCAGGCCAAAGACCAAGATTCCAAGGCCAAGACCGAAAAGCCTAAAAGGAAATCCAAGAAACAGGATTCCAAAGGGAAAACCAAAGTTAACTGGATGGAAGTGGCAGACAAAGAGCTATACGGCATGAAAGTGTACTTGGCTCAAGGCTCTTTCTTCCGGGATATCGAACGCAGCGGACTCGAACTCTATGTAATATCAGAAGACAAAGAAGGTCGTGAAGGTGTTTCCCGCATGCAACAGATAGGTAAAATTCCTGATGACGTTGATCTGACAGGAATTAGAGTTGCTTTAGCCAACGGCAAGCTCAAACCCTATAAAGAGGGTATGAAGATTGATGAGCCAAAGCCTCAACTAAGGGAAGGGCTTCCTCGATCCAAAGCAGAAGGCCGAGGTGACTTTTACTGGGATGATAACGGCATGCAGATATCCAAGGATCGCGAATCCGTTGCTCAGAAATTGCTGAATAAGAACACACCAGATCTATTGAATACCATTATATCTATTTACGATCTGTCGACATTGGAACACATGCTGTCCCTGGAAAAAAGGGGTCTGACCGACTTCTCGGCTCCTCGTTCTGCCATTGTGGATGCACTGGAAAAACAACTGAAATCAGGCAAGGTAGGCGGGCACATAATCCGTAAAGAAGGTGAAGAGAAGGTACAATTAGTGTAATGGCTGATCTTCGAATCACGGCTACGAATCCGACGGTAGATGAGAATAATGTCCCGATAAACACAGTTATATGGGTCAACTTCAACGCTGACCTTAACTGGGATTCCAATTTATCTATCTTCTGGTTGCTCGTTTTTGAGGATGACGCTGATATGACCCAGGTTTCTGGGACAGTAACGCGGTCAACCAACAAAGAACGGCTTATATTCACGCCGGATACGAACCTCAAGGCCAATACTCGTTATAAAGTAACTGTATATGGGAGCACTACCGGACCCACATCAGGGTCCGGTAGCGACCTCATTTACATGAATGACCATTATATCTATGACTTTACGACAGGTAGCACGGAAACAGCAGAAACGGACACCGGTGACGCGGTTGCTGACCAGGCACCGGCAACGTCAGGCACTGTCAGTGTATCGACGTACCTGCAAGTATCTTCCACGTCTCCTGAAGATAATGAAACGAACGTAGACAGAGCAACAAGCTCTATGTATATAAAATTCAATGAGTTACCTTCCAATCCTGATGACGGATGGGAAGACACCATTACCATAACACGCAAAGGTGTGCTAGGTGAGTAAAACACTAGGCAGCTGGACATATACTATCACCAGGCAACAGGGTTCCAAGTATGTGTATATAACTACAACAGATGGGAATCTTGACTACAATTATGAGTATACTATCACTGTTCCAGCCGGTCTTGAGTCCAATACAACGGGCGTTGGAGATTTGCAGAGTGACTATGAATTTTCCTTTACAGCCACTTTCTATCCACGCTTTGTGACACCTGAAGATATTCGCCTGGATATGGGTCCTGTCCTGGACGAGATCCCGGACGATACAATCAACCGGATCATCCTCAAACAGAGTCTGAAAGCAGAAGATAAAGCAGAAGATAACGGCTTCAGTGTGGACCGGTCGGACCCACAGGAATACGTGAGTGACTATGTGTTTTGGGCAACTGAATACCAACTGCTCAATATAGTCATGTTTCAAGGAGCTTTTGCAGGAGGCACCAAACGCCTCGGTGATTTCTCCATTACAAAGAAATTTGATAATCAATTAATAGATTGGCTGCGCAAGAGGATATTACAGGGTTTGAACAACGCAAAAGCAATGTTTAGATCTCCCCGGGATTATGCTATCCTGTCCAAGAATGATCCGCGGACGCATCCGCCTGATTCATCTTACTACGGCAGATATCCTAAGAAGCTTAATAACCAGCGTGGCAAGGGACCTTGGTACAAACAAGGCGGATCCAGGTGGTATGAGCGCATTGATCCACATAGTGATACCGAAAGCGAAACGGTGAATAACTGATGAGTTATCTAAGACGATATCTGGAAAGACACATTTCAAGGGGTCTCGGCTGCTTAGGCGGACGTTCAAGTTCAGCAGGAGAAAGAAGACAGCTTGAAAGAATGAACGGACTCCAAAAACAGCGAAGACAATTAAATAGAATGGAACGGTCTAGAAAAAGATCATTAGGAAAAGCATAATGGGAATGACATTCTTTCCAGGTACGAAACAGAACAATAAGTTCTGGATAAACATGTCCAGCACAGAGATAGATCTGCGCCATGAAATGGATGTTATTTTAGGTGGCGGTGATGGTGATATTCAACGCGGCCATTGGGTTGCTTACAGGCGGTTCGATCTGACAGAAACAAGCGAATATTATGACCCTAGCACAGGAACCGGCAAAGGAGGTCCGGGCTGGGAATATGAAGACGAATTTTACCTTGCTAGAAAAGTGAATTTCTCAAGCATATACAATGAACAGGGCATGCCGATAGGTGTATTGCCCGTGCCTTTTACAGTGTTCTACTTCGAGCACGATCTTGAACCAAAGACCCAGGATCAGATATATGAATTTACCTGGGCTGATAACAGTGTTACTCCGACATCAAGCGACATTACTGAATATACAGAACGATTTGATATAAAAGCAGTTAAACGAATGCGCGACATAACTGGCCGCACTGAGTTCTGGGCGGTCGTCGCAACTGGTGATAAGACCAGTTACTAGTTCTTTGACAATATGGCTGATTTATACGTGGACTCGGCGGGAAGTAACACAGCACCGTACGAGACGGAGGCTAAGGCAGCTAATGAGCTTGATACTGCGTTAGATTACTTCGAAGCAAATTCCGCGGCGTTAGGAGATAGCGTTATTCACGTTGCAGCAGGAACATATGTGACGGCATTTAATGACGCAGGCGGCCCCGATGTGCAGGTTGATTTAACAATCGAACCGACAGTCGACGGGACATATCCGACGATACCTGCTTTAACATGGCACGCACAAAGCTGGAATAACTGCTCCCTTACCATCAAAGGAATGACATGTAATGGCGCACTTAGCATAGATTGGGGCGGAAATGACCTAACTATTGAAGACTGCAGTTTTAGTAGCGGTATTGGAATAACGCAAATCGCAGGGTGGAGTGGATATACTCTCACTCTGAAGAACCTTTCGTTTTACAACGTGGCAGGCAACTGCATCGGGTTATTTCCCGGAGACCAACCGACTACATATACTGTTG